AGCATGTTGTCCACATACCCCAGCACTGGCAGCGTGTTCGTCGCATTGAACGGCACCGGCTCCATGCCGATGGAATCTGGCCGCGACTGGCGCACCAGGCCACCGATGCGGAAATCCATCAGGTCATCGATATTTGCGTAAGGCGCGCCCTGTGCGTCCGTGAGCACGGTCTTGCGCGGGTTCACGGCAAGATTACTTGCGTTCACCAGACCCCGCGTTAGATCCGTCTTGAGTAGCTGAATCTCGCTAGAAATATCTGCAACTGCCTGGCCGTCCCATCGGTGCGTGTTGATGATTGGCGAGGCGGTAGCAATCTGAACGTGGTCGGTTTCCTCGTTGCTCAGAATCTTCGATTCCAGGCGGTGAATCACCCGGCGCTCGGCAATGCCGTCGCCGTCATAGTCCACCAGCACGTATTCAATCCGCAGCCAGCCCGTAGCCAGGCTGTCGTCTTCGTTATCTACTGTGTCGTCTTCGGCCCGCGTGCTGCCTTGGGTGCGGCTGCGCCGGTAGTCTTCGTCCTGTCCCAGCGGAGTTGGGTCGTCGGAAGCACGAAGATCAGCAGCAGTAACGCCTTTGAACCCCATTTGCTTGATGTCAGATAGCGTGACTTCCATGTCACGCGCGACATAAGGGCAATCATTCAGGAGTGGCGTCGTCCAGCCGCGTTTAACGCGAAGTTGCTCAGGCGGGAAGGCTTCGACACGAATGCTTTTCTTTTCCACCTTCTTTGACACGCGCGCATTGAACAACGGAGGCGCTTCGACGGGCATACCCATCTGATCCATCGTTGGCGGCTGCGGAACCGGCGTTGCGGCCTCAATCTCGAATCCCTGCTGCTCCAGCATTGCCAAGGCTTCAATGGGCGCGGATTGCACTTCCTGCACATCACGAACCGTCTCAGATACCTTGCTCCACATCACCGCGCAGTTTTGCGCAATGAGAGCGTCTTTGATCGCGGTGTACAGGATCAGGAAACCATTGTTCTGTTTGTAGAACACATAATTGCAAGCATCCGTCGCTTGCGCTGCGCCATCTACGTCTTCGGGCTTGGTAGGCTCAAATACCACTGCTTCGTCGGAACTGGTGAACGTGTCCACCAAACCGGGCAGCATGGATTCAACTGCATCAGCCACTTCGGACGTGACGATCGTGCTCCATCCGTCCAATTCCTCGTCGCCAGGGTACGGCTCGCGGTAATACTCCCGCATGGCCTTGAGACGAGTCGCGCCAATGAGGTCGATGTATTCCGCCGAATCTTCCTCATTCGCCTGCAGGTGCTTGAGCAGGTCGCCATCGTCCATTTTTGCCATTACTCAGCCTTTGGCTTGCGGCCACGCTTTGGCGCTTCGACTTCGACGGTTTTCACTTCTGCGGGCTCTGTCTTTCCTTGCTCCTGTTCCAGTGGAGACAGTTTCGGAAATGGCGGGCATCCCACGCGCTGCGTGCCGTCCGGGTAGGTCTTGACCTCGTTCATGCGAGCATCCTTCGTTTGTATTGAATGGGTTTGGTCTTTGCTGGCTTGGTGATGGCAAAGCGGCGCATCATGTAGGCGTAGCGAGAGGAAGAAATCAAGTCGTCGTCCAGCTTCACCACCTTGCCGTCCTTGCGGTGGTACATGCGAAATTCTTCGAACCAGTCCGACAGGTTGCTAAAGACCTTCCAGCGGCCTGTTTGCATCCGATCCAGCATCTCCACCAGCCCCGCTTCCACACCGTTCCCTCCAGAGCCCTCTGGATCGCCATCAGATGGCGGGTGAGTCGCCTTGTCTTCCAGCATTGCAAGGCCCTGCTTTTTGTACTGCTCAGCCAGCGCCTCGCCAGAGCCTTTGTCATGCTGCAAACCATCGTGCGGCCATGCCCACGGAAGCCAATCTCCCCAAGGCTTCACCGTCGCAGCGAACAGCAGCGGGGTTTGCTCTTTCTGCCGATGCGCCGCCGTAACGTAGATCACATCGTTGTCTCGGTCCCATGCGAGGCGTGTCGCTGCGCTGGGGTGATCCCAGCCAAAATCAATCCCGCAAATCTGCGGCCAGTGGTGCGGAATCTCAAACGGCGAGATGCTGATCGCCTCGTCTGCAACCGGGAAGATGCGCCCACTGCCCAACGTTGGGACGCCCTTCGTCCGAGCTTCACGCTCATGCGCTGGATAGCTGGCGATGATCGCGGACCGCTGCTCAGGCGTGTAGTGCTCCGCGTCCTCGATGGTCATCGTGGTTACGCACGTGCCCTCAGGTTTGTCCAGCAAGAACCGCTTTACCGTCCCCGTCATGCCCTTGAGCGGCGTGAAGGTCATGTAAACCATTCCGCCCGTCGCATTGGTACGGGTCAGCGCTTCCGTGTAAATATCTTCGTCGGGCTCCTCGTCGAGCCAAACGATATTGAGTGTTTCACCTTGGAACTTCTCGCGTCCCTGGTCGTAGCTTTTGAAGCCGATCAGGCTCTCCCCCGCCTGGACATCGCCGCCGCCGCCAAACGTCACCACCACGGTGTCAATGGCATCCGCCACACCGCGTTTCATGGTCTTGGACTTGATGGCGTCCCGTGGAATCGCCCCTGTGCCCAATGCGTTGAAGCGGCCCATCAGCACCCGCTGGGCAGTGTCTCGGGTCACCTCCCCCGTCACCCCAGCAGCCCAGGCCATCACCTGCTCTTCAAAAACCCGGCCCTTCCACCAATCGGGATAGCGCCCCGTAAGGTGCATTGCCGTCTCAAAGCCTGCGCTCCAAGTCTTTCCCAACTGGTTGCCAGCCATCAGAAGCCGCTCTCGGAACCTCGCACCGTTGGCGTGAAATTCAGCCTGCTTGACGTATGCGTGATACGCCTGCAGTTGATTGCCCTCTTTACGACGCTTTTTCTCCTGCAGCAGCGCCAACAACTCCAGCTTCTCCGCTCGCGTTAATGAGCTGGGCAAGCCTTGCATTGATCTGTTCTTCCGTTAGGTCTGTCAGGGTGGTTTTCTGGTCGATTTCGATCTTGTCGCCGTACTCGCGAGGGTTGGACTTCGAAGCCTTCCAGCGGTAATGCGATGCCAGTTCTCGAGCTTTTGCCAGGCCGAAAGGATCAGCCGCACGCCGCAGCTCTGCTTCTGCCATTTCATCGAACGTGCGGGCAGCAGCAATCCGGGCCTCGCGCACACGCGCGGAACGTTCCGGGTCTACTGCAATCCACCGGCTCAGAGTCGCAATCCCCACTCCAAGGCTTTCTGCTATCGAAGTCTGCGATTCGCCAGCACACAGCCGGTCACACAGAGCATCGACACCGAGCGCATCAATGGTTTGTGTTGCTGTTGTCATCGCTTGGTGAAGTTAAGCGCCCATCGGGCTACAAGGCTTGATCTGGCCCTGCTGGGCGTTGCCGTTCGCTGCCGTAGCCGATCAGGACTGCGCGCGCCCCAGGAGATACAGCACACTTTTCCCGGTGTGCTTGCTGTCGGCTTCAACAATGATGCGGGGTCGAAAGGGAGCGGGCGCGCAGCCAATGGACAAGAGCCAATGATGGTTGACGCTGCGGCCCGCAAACGAAAAACCCCACGCGGCGAACCGGGCGGGGCTTGAATCTGTTGGCGGCTAACCCTGCGCAAGCAGGGTAGTCCTAGTGCCAATGCTGACTAATGGCGGCGACTATGCCATAGCTTTTGCGGTTGCGCAAGCTATTTTTGCAGCCGGTTTTGCAACATCGTCCTGCCCGCGTTCACTAGATCAGCCAGGCCCTGTTTGCTCACGCCCAAAAGCCTCGCCATCCTAACGGGATCGCGGCGGTACACATACCACCACCGGATGGCTTCTCGGTGCTTATCGGGCAACGCATAGACGGCCTTCTCAAGCACGGCGGCGTCCAACGTGTTTACTGGCGTCCCGATGTACGGAGACGTTTCCCACTGTTTTGAGGCGCGAAAATGGCGAAACATAGGGTGCGTGAACCAGCCATGCGGGCGGACGCGAACCCAGCGCTCCCAGTTCAAAAGCCGCGCATGAATCAGCTCATGCTCAAGCGAGACATAGCAGTAATCAACCATTTCAGTGACGCGCATTAGCATGGGCTCCCTCTTTCGTTACCCGACTTCTTTCAAAAAATCCCTTAGCTCTTCCTCGGCTTCTTCGATCATTTCGTCGGCCTCGGACGGGTCAATCCGGTAGCGCCTGCGCCTGTACATGACCTGCGCGTAGTCCTCCGCGAATTGCTTTGCGCGGTCGAATATCTGGTTTTGCTCTTCGCGGGTCAGCATGGATATCCCTTCATGTGTTCAGCCGCTCAATAGTTCGGGCCAGCAGGTCCATTTCGTCTAGCTTTTCCTGCCGCAGCACCGATCGATCGCCATGAATGCCGCGCGGGCCGGTATGGCAGGCTGGGCAAAGGGCGATGGCAAGCCAGTTCTGCGCCCGCTGTGCCATGCCCTGGCCTTCGCGTGCGTGGTGGATATGCACGCCATGGGCGCCGCAGACAACGCAGTCGAGCTGCGCCACGCGGTCTAGGTAGCGTTTTTCTGCGCGGGTTGTCATTGGTCGCCCTCCCACGCCTTAAACGCCACACCGCTCTCCGCGCCGAAGGCGTAAAGCCACTCGACGAAAGCGCGCGCCAGCTTGATCGTGAAGCTGCGCGACTGGATGCCCATCAGCACCACTTCGCCGCGCAAGCCCCGGCCCATGCGCACGTCGCCAAACTTCGCCCATTCAGCGGCTAAGTCGGGATCGTTGCGCGTGTCGATGCGGAACGCGCTTATCAGGATGCGTTTTGCGTCCTCAGCGTCTGCAAGGTCGCCGCCAAGTTGCTGGCTGATCTGGCCTATGAGGCTGTGAAAATGCCGGTTGTGGTTGTCGCGCCGCGTCTCAGGCTCTATGCGCAGCAGCAGGCGGTGCCCAGCAATGAGCCAGGGCTTTGCGTG